CATGGGGAAGCCTATTAGCGGTGACAATGTTGCTCGTTCTCTTCTCTTAAAAAATAAAGTATCATCTACTGTAGGTCATATACATACATTTGATTATGCTATGTGTGCCCTACCATCTGGTAGAAAATTAATGGGATTATCTGCAGGATGTTACTTGCATCATAAAGAAAACTATGCTAAAGCTACACAACAAATGTGGTGGAGTGGACTTGTAGTTAAACGCAATGTATCTAAAGGTGAATACGATTTAGAAATGATAGAGTATAATACAATTAGGAGAAAGTATGGTAAAAAATAAAAGAACATATAAATTTGCAAAAGATCATAGTCACGATATGTCATATGAAAATGAAATTACATATGATAATGTAAATGCACCTGCACACTATTTGCATGGTAGAAAAGAAACTATAGATGTTATTACAGACTGTATGACTAATGATGAGTTTCACGGATATCTTAAAGGTAATATTTTAAAGTATGTTTCTAGATATAAATTTAAAGGAGAGCCTTTAGAAGATCTACAAAAAGCACACTGGTATTTAAACAGACTAATAAAGGAGGTCAGCAATGGGGCAAGTTAAACAAGCAGTACTAGAAGTAGAAGAGATGCTAGAGAATCTAAAGCTGCAAAACATAATCCATATCTTGATGATGAAGATATGATAGAAAATAAATACTATCAATTTAAAGGAGCATGGTAATGGACATAAGAGAAGCAATGATAAAGGCATTAAGAAAAAAATATGAAGCAGTAATAGAAGAAGCTAAAGCCACTGCTGAAGTATACCTACATAGACCTGTAGGTATAGGTGAACACCCACAGTTTATAGAAGAGTTAGATAAACTAATTAATACTATAGCTGAAGCAGAAGATAAATTAACAGTAATACGGAATCGTTTTGATGAAGACATACCATTTTAATAGGAGGATATATGACACAAGAAAAACCAAAAGCACAGCAAGCAACACCAAAAACATATCTTGTAACGTCAGAGCAGCTCATGGATATAATGAGATACTTAATGACGAGACCATATGGCGAGGTAGTTAAGCTGATGAATTCTTTATCTACACTTACACCATATAATGTAAGTGGGGGTAAAGATGACGGAAAAAAATAATTTAGATAAATATACTGGTATATTATTTGAATTAAAAATTGGTTTAAATAAAGACAACGCTATTGTGATTGATTATGGTGGTAAACCTGTAGGTAAAATTAGGGAAGCATTAAAAGGATATCCCTATCATGGAAATCTATGTGCTGCTGTAATTAATCATGCAAATTCTGTAGGTAGAAAATTACAGGAAGATATAAAACAATTAATACAAAAGGTATAATATGGAAAAAAGAAATATAAAAGAACTTATAGAAAAGGAAGCACCTAATCTAAATAACTTATTAGATCCAGAAGATGTTAAAGCATTTAAAGGTCTAACAGAAGAACTTAGAGATACATGGACTAAGAAACAAATGTTTAGGACAGAGACAGAAATGTCTTTTTCTGTTTTAAATGACGCAAAGTATCCTACTAAGGCTGCAAAATATTGGCAGTGTGTAAGAGAGCAAAACGTATTCTTAGAAAACTTAATGAGTCTTTCATTTGATTATAGAAGAACAGAAGTTAAAATTAAAAGGTTACAAGAAAAATTAGATAAAGAACCACACCCATTAAAAAAAGAATTGCTACAGATTGATATAGATGAAAAAATATATAACAAAGCATCTATGCAATTAGTTGCAAGAGATAGAATGAGAGAAATAAAATTGTGGTCTAAATTTAAAAAGAAATTTGATGATGGTTCTTTTGATACTAAAGATGTAAATACACACCAATTACATTCATATCATTTAACTATGAAAAATAAAGCAGAAACTTTAACTGAAGGTTCTTCACAACCAGAAGTGTTTAATGTATTAGGTCAACTACAATCTATTGAAAGAATAAAAAAAGAAAATGGTCAGCTGGAACAAACTAAAACAAATAAACTTACACACGAACTTGGAGCAAAACCAGAATAAAAAACTATTTTTTCTTGTTGCTATGCCAAGATCTGGTAATACTTTATTTGCAAGTATCATGAATCAAAATCCAGAGATAGCAGTTACTGCAAATTCTATTACGTTAGAAATTATGAAAGATTTATTTTTGTTAAAAAATACCGATGTGTTTTTAAATTATCCTGACCATAAGTCTTTAGATAACGTATTAGATTCTGTATATGATACTTATTATAAAGATTGGCCACAAAGAATAATTATAGATCGTGGTCCTGTAATGATGACTGGTAATTTTAATTTAATGAAAAAACACTATAAACGATCTTTTAAATGCATTGTATTGCTCAGAGATTTAATAGATGTATTAGCTAGTTATATGCAATGGTATACAGAAAACCCTAATGCATTTCCAAATACAATAGGTAAAAATGATGAAGAAAAATTATCTAAATTAATGAATAAAAATGGAGGTATTGCCAAACAATTAGAGGCTATTAAGAATGCTTATAACTATCCAACTATGTGTTACTTTGTAAAGTATGATGATTTGGTTACTAATTCAGAACAAGAGTTTAGAAAGATATACAAATTTTTAGATGAGCCATACTTTAATCATAGATTTGATAATTTAGATCAAGTGTGTGTAAACGGATTATCATATGATGATACAGTTGTTGGAAATAATATGCATAAATTATTTAACGGGCCAGTTAGAAAAGTTTATAACCCTTATATAAAAAAAATACCACAACGAATAAAGGATAAATATGGACACATTAAATTTTAATATTGTATTTTTAGGTCAATCTATATTAAAATACAAAGTACCCTTAGATGTTTATAATATTATTAATAATATATATGAAACAAAAAAACATAAACTACCACCAGCTAATACCCAACTAGTGGGTAAAATTAAAAATGAACATTCTTTATTTTTTGATGGACCACCTAATAATAAAATGAATCCTCATAATTTTTTACCACAAAATGTTTTACAGTGGTTTGATAAAATAATGAAACATTATTTAAATTGGAATAAAATTAAAGATTATAAAACACATTTAAATTCTATATGGATAAATGAAATGAAAGCAAATGAGTACAACCCAGTTCATGTCCATCAAGGTGCTTTATTTACAGGATTATCTTCTGTTATGATTTTAAAATTACCACAGCAAACAGGTATAGAATACTCTGCTTCTGATAAACCTATGAATGGTCAATTGCAAATATTAGGTAACTCAACAGGACAATTTGCTAATGTTGATTATGGACCTAATATGAGAGAAAGAGATTTTTATGTTTTTCCATATGACATGAGGCATTGCGTGTATCCATTTAATAACACAGACGAAACAAGAAGAACTTTAGCTTGCAATATGGATGTAGATTATAACCCTATTACTAATAGGAGTGCAATATGATATTAGAACCTAAATGGAAAAGTTGGATTGTAGAAACAACTACACCTTTATTTACACCTAAACAATGTGAAATGATTATTAATGCAGGTAGAAGACAACCACCACAAAAAGCACAGATAGGAATGGGTAAACCTGGAGGTGGATTAGATACTAATAAAAGAACAACAACTATATCTTGGATACCTTTTAATGAAATGAAAGAAATGTATAGTGATATAAATAAATTTATACAAAAAGTAAACTTAAACCATTTTGGTTTTGGTGATGTACAGATAACAGAACAGGCACAATTTACAGAATATCCAGAGGGTGGGTTTTATGATTGGCATATGGACTGTGATATAGCTATGGCACATGAACCACCTGTGCGAAAAATATCTATGACATTATTATTGTCACCAGAAAATCAATTTGAAGGTGGTGATCTTGAATTAATGGCTCCTGGAAAATGTGCAAAACTTAAACAAGGACATGCTATTACATTTGCATCATTTATAAATCATAGAGTAGCACCAGTTACACGGGGTGTTAGACAATCTTTAGTTATGTGGTTTGGAGGTAAACCTTTTCAATGATACACAATGTGCTTACTGAGGAAGAAAGAATTTATATTTTAAATTTTGTTAATAAAAAACTAGAAAATATATTTGAATCTCCTGGATTACAAACAAAACCTAACTTACACACTTTTAGAGAAATGGATTTTTTTATTAGTAGAATAAAACAATATATACAAGGTTATAAAATATATAAATGTTGGGCAAACTTTAGTGTAGGAGACTATATATTTTGGCATCAGCACCCTAAACCTGTTGTAAAATCTTTAGTTTATTATTTAGTAAATAATAATAATTATGGAACTATGTTTCGTTTAAAAAGAGAAACAGAGGAAGACCCAGTATCAAATATAAAAATTGTAAAGTGTCCACAAAATTCTATTTATATATTTGATTCAAACCTAGATCATTCTGTACCATGCCATTTAAAAGAAAATAGAATATCTATTACAATGGATTTAATAAAAGAATGATAATAGAAAAATTTTTTCCAACAGTTGTGTATGCTAAAGATGTACAACTAGATAATAATCAATTAACAAGAGATATAGTTAATTGGTCTAAACAAGATAAGGGTATGTCAAGAACAAATATTAATGGTTGGCATTCAACAACCGATATGGGCACTAAACCAGAGTATCAACAACTAGTTACAGAATTATTAAGAATGCAAAAAGAAATATATGATCATGAACACATAGCTAGACACGCTGTATTAGGTAATATGTGGGCTAATATAAACCCACCAGGGGGAATGAACATGCCACACTTACATCCTAACGCACTATTTTCTGGAGTGTATTATGTAAAAGCTCCTATTAATTCAGGAAGATTAAAATTAATTGAACCTAGACCTGGAGTACATGTTATGATGCCAGCTAAAAAA